GGTGGTGGACAGAATCTCGTCAAAGTTGCTGTTACCAGCCATGTACTGTCACCTCACTCTGTGTCATGAAGCAAGTTCCCGCTTGGCGTTCTCAAACGCCTGACGGATAGAAGAAACCTTTTCCGGAGCAGCCTTAGAAGAACCCGCCTGCTTAGACCCCGAAGGAGTCACCACACTAGCGTCCCGTTTTGCTTCCGTTCGCCCCTGTTCTTGCTCCAACTTGTGCGCCCGCTTTGCCACATCGTCGTAACGCATGTGTGTCAGTGCCGCCTCCAGATTCGTGATCTGGTTGGCTAACGCATGTTGGAACAGATCCTGAGCGTCGAAATCGCCGTACTGCCCTTTTAAGTTTTCGACTTGCTTCTCTACTAGTTGTCGTCTGTGAACGCGGTCCTGTGCGGCCAACCGCTGCTCCAGTCCTCGGATACGATCCTCGGTGGGGTCAGGAACGTCATCGCCCCATGCCGCACCGTAAGGGTCAACCTCAGCCGCTTGTGACGGCTGTTTAGTCGAAACCCCGAATGCATCCGCCAACGCCGTCAACGTCCCATTCGGGTCCGCCTCCAACGAAGTGACTATCGCTTCGGCTTGCTGCAACCTCTTGCGTTCGGATGCCAGTTCCTGCGTCTTACGGGTGTAATCCGACTGTCTCTGGTATCCATCCCGAAGTTCGTCAAGGCTGACCTGCTCTTCCGAACCGTCCACCTTCACGGTGTACGACCCAGCGGGTTCCTCTGAAACCTCACTTAAAGAGCCCGGACTGTCCACCTCAGTGGGTTCCGTCGCATCTTCCATTCTATTTCCTCCTGAGAGTCCGTTCATTGAACGATTGCTCTCTTCTACTAGGGACCACCTGTCCCAAGCGATCTACAAAGTACCCAAATCCACACCCATTTGGTTCTGCAACTGCGCCACCAACTCCGGCGGAATACCACCCATCTGATCCGGCGCACCCTCAGCAGCCATCGGCATACCCGCCCCATTCGGGGGCGCAGGCATCCCCTCGGGGCTTGCGGGACCTCCCGGGCCTCCGGGCATCATCGGTGCCTGTTGCATCAAAAACTTGTCAGGATCCTTGATATCGAAGCCACGTTGCAGCACATGCCTAGCAAGCGCTGTCGGATCGATCACGGTTCCCACCAGCGGACCCATAGCGTTTAGCAACGAAACGGCCTGCTGTTTACGAATGGTGTCATTGGTCGGCTGCGTTGAACCCCCCTCAACGGAATAGTCGTACTCCCCGACGATGTCATCACGGGTATACGTCACAAACAGGCTTTCGCCGCCACGGCCCACCACCCGGGCAACCTGCTCACCCGTCATAAACTGCTGCATCAACTGGATGATTCGCCGTGCCACATGCCCGATTCCCAACTCCACAATCGCCAACTTGTCCGCAGCGCGGGCGTTGCCAGCGTCAGCGATCAAACTTGCCTCAGTGGCAGTGCGTCGAATCTCGGGGAACTGTCCCCGGGCATACTCAGACACGCCCGAAACGGTGTAAATGTCCTCTTCGATGATTGACGACGTATTGTACACCTCGGGCGAAAGCGGCGTCTGCGGCATCGGAACCACAACCTCCGACAAAGGCTTGTTCTCGTCCACAACGGGGACAAGCCGACCGTCCTGATCGGACTCCAACGCTTCACGCCCCTCAGGACCGAACGACCGCTCATGGTACAGGTACTTGCGGGCGTACCGCTTCCTAGCGTTCACCAACTGCGAACGGGTCTTATCCAACTCCAACTGCAACGACTCAATGGCTTCCAGATCACCCATCGGGTAGAAGTAGTCGGGAACGTCATAGTTCCGTACCATCACAAACGGCTGCCCGTAGGCATACGGCATGGGGATCGGATCCACCAAGAACTCGTCACCCGTCAACGTCGACACGCTCATCGTATTATCAGCGATATCGTAGTATTCGTAGATCCCCACCCGTTCCTCTTCCAGAAGGAACTGCTCCCGTTCCTGACGATCAGATGATTCGTACATCGGGTACAACATCGCATCGGCGGTTAGTCGTTTCCGAGCCGACGGCTTATAGTTCTTATCCGTCTTGGCATCTTCCAACCTGCGAACAACCCGCTGAGCAATCCACTTCGCATCCTCCATGCAGGTTGCTTCCGGGTCAACAAACATGTCGAACGGAGAGATCCGCTCCAAAAACGGCTGATCCTCCACGATCATCATGCGAGTCTGGGGCACCATTGCCAACATGTCTTCCTCGCTGGGTAGACCGCCAGCCAAGTCCGGGTTCTGCGCCCCGAACAGGTCCGCCTCAAACAGCGCATCTTCGGCCAGTTCCTCACGCTCCGAATCACCCAACGAGCGTTCCTGCTCTACGAAGTTCCACCCAACCTTCAACCAGCCGTGGCCGAAGATCAGAAAATCTTTGATAGAGCGCCGGAACGGCTTACGAAAATCGTGATGCCGCCACATGTAATTGATGACAGCCTCAACGAACGTGGCCCTATCGGCGTCCTGTTCCAATGTGGGAGATACCACAATCTTCGGATGATTCACCGACACAGACGGCGCAATAACATTAACAGTGCTAAAAGCAAGGTTAACGGCAATCAGATCCTCGCCACTAGCAGTGGTGCTAGGCCAATGCTTGCCACGGTACAAATCGTTCATGCGACGCCACAGGCTGTCATAGCCCATCTCGTCACGCCAACGCGCAGACGACCTTAAACGCCGTTGAACAATCTCATGCCGCTCAACGCGCGTCTTGCGGGCCATCAGAAATACGCCTTATCTGGCAGACGTTCGATGTTGCGCCCCTGAGATGCTGCCTCCGCCTCGGCCTTTCGGCCGCGCTGATTGCGCGTCAGGTGCTGTTCGTCTGGGGGCAGCAGAGAGCGGGAGCCCGCTCCAGTTGCGAAGCCGATACCAAGCAGTTTTTGACGCCGCTCCCACAACTCATCCAACTCGGCACGGGTCAACGCCCCACGCAACCCCGCGACGTAACCGCAGAACTCGCCATAGGTCGCCTCCCGGGGGAGGACAGGCACTATCCGGCGTTGTGGCCGTGTAGGCGAGGCTGTGGCTTCGCTGGCTCAACCTTACCAGTCTGTCCATGCTGATTGAACGGAGTCTCACGAACACCAACCTCGCCGTAGCCGCCAGTCTGCTGAGCATACTTCGGGCTGTCGAACCGCTGCTTTGAAGAGTTCGGGGACGCTGTCTTCCAGATCGGGTTGGACACCACGGACGCGCCGCGCTCCAACTGGTTGTTCTGGCCCTTGCGACCGTCGATGGTTTCCGTACCGCTCGTAAACGACACAAAGTTCTTTGCCAAGGTAATAACCTCCAATAAAGCCTCTAAAGGCTATGTTCAGACTGTCCCACGCACCGTATGGACACCGATGTTCAAATCCGGATTCGGATCCTCCTTCACCATCCTAGCGAACCAATCGACAGTCCAATAATCGTCCACCTTCGGCGCAAACTCGGGCATAAACGCGTACTGGCGCATCTCATTAGACAACGCCAACGCCATCACCCTGTCATCGTGCGGTGAACCACCCATCGAACCCCGCTCATTCCGCACATAGGTTCGCAACTCCGCCAAAGTATACCGATCATGGATCGTCAACTCGCCCGCCCGCAACGCCATCCCCAAATCGTCAATCAACAACGGCTTCGACGTGCGCGTCGTCTTCCAACCAAACTCCTGCGACACCTTCGTAGTCGAACGATTCAACATCCGCTTCCGAAACAGATTCGGATGCCCCAAATGCCGCAACTGGGTGATCGTAGTCAACCCGTGGTTATTCGACTCCACACAAGTCAACGCATCGTTATACCACAACGCCAGATTGTACACCTCGTTAGCCAACGTATCCGGCGGAATATGCCCATGCCAAATCGCAACCTGTTCGCCAGAGCGAACATCCAAGACCTGAGCGCACGAATAATCCCCATGCACCAGCCCCTCAGCCGTATCAACCCCCACGCAGTACGCACGGCGCGGCACAGGCTCACGCCAAACTATAAGCATCTTTACGAAACTCCACGAAACGAGCCGACGGACGCCACAAATAACCCGCCTGACCCTGCTCCACCGTAGCGTTCATACCCTCCAACACATCCAAATCAAACACAGGGTTACCCGACTTGATGAACGCCTCCTCAGGCGTCGTCGGATACTCCTGAGCCAACTGCCACGGCAACATCGACTCACACTTCGACTCATACCACGACTCATCCCGATCCTCCGACGCAGACCAAGGAAAAAACATCGGCTCAAACCTGTTAGAACCCGTCTGCGCCCCCACCCACAACTCGTGAAAAAAGTTTCCCGACCCGTTAGCCGTCGACAACCCGATAATCCGACCACCCACATCAGCCACAGGCTCAATAGAAGCCCACGCCTCCTCAGGGTTCGGAAGGAACGCCCACTCGTCAA